AGGTTAGCAATGATTGGACGTGACCAAGTTCCTTCTGGGAACAAGCCACGAAATACTTGGTCTGCTTGACCAGCACGAACTAAAGCTACCTCGCGCATGCGCTTATCGCGCTCGGCGTTTCTAGCTTTTAATTGCTCAAAAGCTTGTACGAATTCTTTCATGAAGTCACAATCTCACTATTCGCTGCGCTGCAGCTAAGTCATCTAAGTTGACGATGTACCTAGACTCAATCTCGGAACGAGGTGTGAATTCGTTTTTGAGGAAGTTTGGTACATTTGCTGAAGTAAGTAGAACATCACGGGCTACGATTTCACAGAACCATAACGCCATCACGGCGTCCATCTTTAATCGTTTGCCTTGTACTCCTGGCTGCCAGGTTACAAGTTGTTCTACTAGCTTTTTAATATGTTCATTTCTTGAACTGTCTGGCAACTCAATCATGTTGTCGCCTGCATGTTTCAAGTTGTTGTTGTTACCGTCTCGCTTAATGACGGTACCGAACAACGGTGCGAGTGAGGCTACGCCAAACTCTGGGTCTTGCTTGTTATTACCTGTGTAATGTGGTCGGTAATTAATACCACGTGTGGCGAGGAAGTTTCTAATTTCCTCGTCCTGTGTTAAGAAAAGCTGAAAAGCGTTTGACTCAACGATAACGGTATGCGGTTTGTACGCATCCGTCCACTCTCTTATCAAGGAGCGAATTGCTGCAGGTGTGGGGCTGCTCATGACGTGAACGTCCATGACATAGCGCTTGTGGGTTCTGCGGTCAACTGCGTAAGCTACAGCTGCGGTGTCGCCAGACATCGCTGGGTCAATACCAATAATGCGATAGAAGTTCTGTGCATTATCAGGATGTCCCGCTGCGCCTGCAATAAGCGCACCCGATTTTCTCATTCCATTGACTGCGCCTCTGACGCACATCGGGTCGAAGATTGCATTCTCCGCGATATCGAGGTTTTGGTAAACCAAAGACCATTTGGATGGTCCTGCCTCGTTGCGAACCGCCGTTAAGCGTTCGCCTGTCCATCGGTCAAAGTAACCATTCTCGTCAGGCACGTCAGTGTCTGTAAGAGGTTGCTCTGATTTAGCCCAAAGGGTTTTCCAATCCTTTGGATTGTCAGCGTATTCAAGTACTGCTGGCATGGACAAATATGACCACGGAAGTACACCATCCGTGTAATGCTGGGGGTTGCGAAGTTCTTTATACAAGTCGACTGCTGATACACGAGTACCGACTACGAGAAGCTGACCGCCTCCTGGTGGGAGACGTGAGGCAACTTCCTGCCTAATCCATTCTTGTTGCTTCGCCCATTCATTGGCGTTCGACAACGTCACAACGTCGTCTAGCACGATTAGGTCTGCACGTGCGCCGTAGACCTGACCGCCCATACCGATAGCTTCGACCGTAGGGTCTTTAGCGTCGTTGTCGCGGATATCTCCGCCAAGGTAAATCTTATTAGCCGACCATTGGTCAGCGGTAGCTTTGTAGCCATCGGCTGGACCGAAGGCAGCTTGTAAGTCAGCGTAACGCGGATGCGTTAAACGCTGCTTAATAGCGTAGAGAAACTTCTTTGCCTGTTCCTGGGTTTTCGAAATTACGATAACCGAGATGTTAGGATTCTTGACGATACGGTAAGTCACGTAGTTAATCGTGATGGTCATCGTCTTGGCGTGGTTTGGTGGTACGTTTACCAGCAAACGAGATAGACCGCCAGAGCCTTTTTCGTAAGTCATTGCTGGTTCAATCCAGCGGGGCTCTCTGCCCTCTAACATATCGACCACGTTAAGCATGTGGTCCCAAACTTTCGCACCAAGATACTTCTCGGAGAATTCGGCAAAGTCAGATAGACCAGACCGAGCATCTTCTGCGAGGTCTGCTGTTCTAAACCGAGCATTGTCTACGTAGGCAGCGAAGCCTTGAGCTTCGCGCCGTTGGGTATCATACCAAGAGCGAGAGCGACCAATAACCTTTAGGGCATCGGCGATGGTGCGCCCTTGGCGTACCAAGTCGATGAGTTCTTTACGAGCCTCTTCGGGGGTTAGATTTCTTTCCAACTCTACTCCAGTATCTGTAGGGGTCTACAGGGGTCCAGACAGAGGTATCCCCACATAAGCTTATTTACCAATAAAGGCAGTCGTTAAGACTGCCGTTTACGGCTCAGTGGAACTTCGCCGTTACACTTATATAGGGGTCTAGAGAGTGGGCGTGTCTCAAGGGGTTTTGGTAAATATTTTTAATTATTTTTAAAAGTGCAGGTCAGAGCCTGGTTCTGGTGAAAATATTTTGGTTGATAGTGGGGGGCGGGTGGGGGGTGGGGTTAAACATCCTGGGGGTCGGCTAGGGTAAAACACACAAAAAAAGGGGCAAGGGTTGCCCCCTGCCCCGCGTAAATCTTCCCTAGATGGGCGAACCCCTCCCCCACCGTCCTCGCGGAAGCGGAAGAGGGGCTTGACTATCTATAGAGCCCTGAACCACTCATATATACGCGCCTCACTATCGGGCTCGTCTATGGAGTGAAGGAGTGTATATACACTCTGACTTGTCAAATCCTTGGGCGTGTCGGCTTCGCCGATGAGCGTGTAGATGTCTAACTTACCATCGCGTACCACCGCGAGAGTGCTGTTATCGTCACACGCGATTGCCCTCATGCGCTTACTCGCTTGAGAACCACGCGGAGATTTGAAGCGACGATGCTCAACTCGCGTACGCCGAAGCTTTCGACGTAGTCGAAAACGATACCGACCTTGCCTTTACCTAGTGGAACTAGGTCACCTAGTTGAGCGTACTTGAGCGAGGTTAATTCGAAATCGGGTACATGGTCGAGCGAAGGTACGTTGTAGAAATTCTTAACTTCGTTAACTTCATCCTTGAGATTTACTAGTAAATCATCGTGTGTCCATGCGTTCATTGTCTTGCCTTTCGGTTAGTTATCAACCAGCCCAGCGCCGATTGATGGAACCATCTTACACGATGAGCCCCAAAGATGTCAAATTCAGACGGACAGGAAGCGTGTCGTGAGCCTGTTGGTCATGTCATACATACATGAACACACACCCCACACATACACACCGCTGCATACATACGTATGCGCGGGCAGACCTGCATGCACGTATATGGACTACTAATACCTCACGCGTATTGGCTACTAACAGGCGGGCGCCATGATGCAGGCGCATGCACATCTCAAGATAGCAAAGCAAAGCTTTGCTTATTAAAGGGGAGCCAGCCGAAAGTCGGTCGGCAGATTGGAGAAAAGTTATGAACGGTTATGGACTCTATTGGGGAGACTTCCTCGCAATTGGAATTCTCTTCAGCGTGATTGGCATCCTACTCGTGGCTCTCGTATGGGACTACGTGGACATCAAGATAGCAGACCGTAGGTCTGCAGATATAGAGCAACACTGGGCAACAACAATTCGAGAGGAACGATGATGGACTACAAGGTACAACTGAACCACCAAGAAGATGAGAACGCCCCTCGCGGGACAAGATACTACGTTGAGTTCTTCAAACTCAATGACTGGGAAACCTTCGTAGGTGGAGGAGAAGGATACACATGGCAAGAAGCGATGGCAAATGCCATCGGAAAACTACAAGAGAATGGAGAAATCTAATGCCAGCAAAGCACGTAGAAGGAGAAGGAAGACTTGCTTTAGCAAGTGATGTATTCGTAAACGATTACCTATCGGTAATCGAGAATGACCAAGAAGCATGGGATGACCTCATCCAGATGACTCGCGTGTTCCAAGGTAACGTCGCAACCATCAGCGATGTAATCAAGTACGACTACGAAACGATGGTGACTAATGTAATTAGTCAAGTGGAAGAAGAGATACCTCAATCGGCTGTCAATTTGCTACGGCAATTGCTTCTCAATTGGGGGATGAGAGAGTACGACACAATTGCAAAGTATGCAATTGAAGCAGACAAGGAGGTCGCGTAATGGGAAGCACGATGGCTTACGACTTGGCAGAGAATGTCATTGACATTCGGCAGTCTATTGCAATCCAATTGCAAGGCAATCACTATCCACCTGTTCCACTTACCATGGTGGAACCATGTATCGAAGCAATCTATGCGGTATCAGATGGGGATACTCATCGGAGTATCCAACTACCAGACGGTGTCGCATGGCGTGGCTACCCTACAGCCCCCGCTTACGCCATTGTCGAGGGGCATCATCTCGAACCATGGTGTACAGATAACCACGAATAGATAGCACAGCAAAGCTGTGCATATATAGAAGGGCAAAACCAACCAACCGAAAGGAGCAAGAACATGGCAGGACTAAAGCGTTCCAATGACCGTAAGGTCACCAACTTACCGACACCAAACGGTAAGCGCTCAGCAATTGCTAACACGTTCGGCTTGCCAAGTGGCAAGGAGTACTCATGTCCTGGTGCCACCAGCATATGCGAGAAGATTTGCTACGCTGGAAAACTAGAACGCATCTTCCCCTCAGTAAGAGATACTCTCTTACACAACTGGAATCTCATCAAAGATGCAGACCTAGAGACAGCATCCAATCTATTGGATGACATGATTGCTGCGTTCCGATTGGATTGCAAAGCAAAAGATGCAGAGCCTATGTTTCGCATCCATTGGGATGGGGATTTCTTCTCCGATACCTATGCCAAAGCATGGCGAGCAGTGATACTGCTCAACCCAGACATCAAGTTCTGGGTATATACACGAGTGCCATCCGCTGCAAGAATTCTGGATGGACTTGACAACTTGTCGCTGTACTTTAGTACAGATGATGAGAATAAATCCAGCGCTGTTTATCTTCGCACCGAAGGTGTCAAGGTAAAGGTTGCCTATCTATCTGACACCTTTGCTGATGCAAAGGACACGATGCTCAGCATGACTGGCAAGGTGGGTGCGAAATGTCCAGAGAATCTGGGTTCCATTCCACTAATCACTACCGAAGGTAGTGCTTGTGCAACATGCCGTCTATGTGTCGACGGTAAATCCGATATCCGATTTGCGATAGCAAAGAAATGAGGGACAACATGAACACAACAGAAGATAGCGTAGCTTTACTTAGTAAAGCAGCGGAATCATTAACAACCTATCGCTTGTCTCTAGAGACATGGCGTTCAGCAATGACTGACCTAGCAATCTGGCATTCACTAGGTGCCATGCTTGCAGAGCAAGAAGAGTATGACATCCAGACTGTATTCACACGAGAGGTACTGATGGCGTGGATTATCCGCGACCATTGGCAACCAGTATCCATCGATGAAGATGGATATGAAGGTATCGACCATGCGGTACGAGCCTATCTAATAGATAGCAAACTGGCACTAGACCCACATGACATAGAGGAAGAGGATGATGAGTAAACATATCTACGATATGACTGCCGAAGAACTGGCAACAGTTATGTGCTTCGGATACGAAGGACATCCATGCACCAACACGATGGATGAATATGGGTGTCGCAATAGCATGAAGGACAACGAACCATTCTGTGCTGAATGCTGTGCTGATACCAACGATGGCGCATGCTGTGGATAACAGGCGTCAAAGATAGCATAGCAAAGCTATGCATATATATAACCAACCGACCGAAAGGAAAACCAATGTCCCAAAAATACTGGTTCGTATGTGACCAACAAGAATGTGATTCCGCAATTGAATTCCATGCTAGAGATGGCTTTGGATTTCCAAGCGGAACAGTAAGTATGAACTGCCCATGTGGCAGAGCAATGCAGTACATATCCAACCAACCAACCGAAGGAGGCACCACCATGACAACAACCGAACAAGCAGTGCAAGAAGCAGTAGGTATTGCATCACTCAGCGAGGCTGACAAACTACGAGTCGACCTTGAGGGTGCTCGCACTATCAACGAGGGTCTACGCACCACCATCAACAACCATCGCAATCAGGTACGTGATTTATACACGATGTTCAACGACGCCATCCAAGATGGCAAGTGTGAAGAGACAAGCAACATCACCTTCGGTGAGGTATCAGAGATACTCAACGAGGTATTCGGTAGCCAACTTGTGTTCACCAAGGAGTACGAAGTACAGGTTCGATACACAGTCTATGCATCATTCAAGGTAACGGCAGCGTCCGAAGATGATGCTCGTTCAATCGCAGAAGAAATCGGTATCAGCGCTGACATCGAGTGGGATATCGACAACCAGAACACAGAGGTAGACACATGGTCTATCGACGATACTCGTATCGAATACATACAGGAGGCATAACGATGGCAACAATCAGACGTGGCGCTAGCTGCCCCAATGGGGCAGTCATCGTCGACGCTAAGAACTCATGGGTAGATGGTGAGAAAATCATCCTCTGCCTATGGCTGAAAGACCTACAAGGTAGCGAGCCGATGCTAAGGAACGCTGACCCATACGTAACATGGAGGGCATACCTCCACCCAGATACAGGCGAAATCGTCTGCAACACAGGGCATTATCACGACCAACTTAAAGATGCAGTCGTTGACTTTGCCAGCCGTATGTGAGAATATAACTTCCCATCCAACCCAACCTGAAAGGAAATACAAATGACAACAAGAACAGAACGACGCCAAGCAATGAGCATTGCAGGCTACGAAGTAACAGCAACATCTGCACATGATGCAGCAGTACAAGCAGGACTTGACTGGCAAGTATCACTTGCTGATGTCGAAGCTTTAGCATTAAGCAACGACGGCGTTAGCCGTCTGCCTGTACCGAATACATTAGCCACTGTCCGTACTGATAAGGATGGTAGTCAGGCTGTACTAGGTACAGTTGGTAGCCGATACAAAGTATTCCAGAATGATGAGATGTTCTCAGCGCTGGATGCACTGGTAGATTCTGGCGAAGCCAGGTATGCAGCAGCAGGTGCGTTACGTGGTGGTGCTCAAGTCTGGATGACGTTGGCACTTCCTAAAGAAGTGAAGATTGCTGGTGACCCTCACTCTGCATACCTACTAGCACGAACCTCCCATGATGGGTCATGCTCATTGGGTATCACACCAATCGTTAACCGATTGTTCTGCACTAATCAAATCTCTGGCATCTTCCGCAAGGATACAAAGTATTCTTTGCACCACACAACCAACGCTCAGCTAAAGGTCAATGACCTTCGCCAGATGTTGGACATTATCTACACAGGGATTGAGACATACGAATCTGTGGCTGACAAGTTGTTGAATACAACTGTCAACGATGATGACGTAGCCAACATCTTTAAGAAGATGTGGTCACTGCCTAGTCATGTCGAATCAATCCCATACTTCCGTCTCTCTCAAGGAGAGAAGCGTCAGTACAACAAAGCACTGGATGCACGTGGTGCTGCTATGAATATCTACCAAGGTGCAACTGGTACACAAGATAACCTCAAAGGCACAGCCTTCGGTGCATTCCAAGCAATCGTTGAGTACATCGATTGGTTCAGCCACAAGTCAGGAGCAGTACGAGCAGAGCGTGTGGTGTCTGGTTCATTCGACCGCACCAAGAGCAAGGCTCTTGAACTAATCACGAAAGGAGTTTAACTATGACAGAGAACCCGCTACAGAAGTACGTAGATGAGTTCGACCAAGAGGTTGCTCAGCCTCCGCTATCAGCGGAGGATGGGCAGTACCTTCTCAAAGCTTTAGATTACCTAGCAATCTATGCTGAAAAAAATAATCAACCAGAGTTGGTTGAACAACCACGTCACGATGAATTAGAAGTGACAATGACTGACGTCATCCTCTATTCACGACACGAGAATACCAATGGGTAAACTCAAGGACAGCACCACGTTAGTGGTGCGTGAGCCATCACTAGTAATAAAGCCTATCGCTGGGTGGTCATGGTACTGTGGGTACCATGATACCTACGGTATCGGCGATGATGAGGACGAGGTTCTCTTCATGGCTGGTGCTCATATGCATTACAAAGAAGTGGACGGAGATGTCTGCGAAATCTATACACGAGAATGGGAAGTGAGGAAAGAAGCATGATACATCTAGAAAGCGTGACAATCATATGCGATTACTGCAATGCAGAAATCGAACGACGAACTACACGTGAAGCGCTCGAAGCTCTGGCTTACCACCAGAGATACGTGCAGTGCATGAAGGAATACTAATGGCACGACCACGTCCGACTGAGATTAAGTTAGTTGCTAACTTATTAGACCCAGAAGGTAGCGCCTCCGAAAGTGCTAGCGAGTTAGCCGTAGAGATTATCGAAGCGCTAGATATAGCACGAGGTAAGCGTGACTCATACATACTCATAGCACAGCTAGCAAGATGGGCTCCAGTCCAGGCGTGGGGTGAGTTCAACACACAACTACAGGCAGAGAAGTTTGTTAAGCACTTGGTTGCCGTAGATATAGAAGGGGATGGGGGCAGAGCCCTCATCGTCCACCTTGAACAGCCAGATAAATTACTAGAACGAATTGGAGAATTAAAGAAATGATTACCATCATCATCGCATCAGCAGTAGGTTTCATTGCCTATCGGTTGGGTAATAAGAAAGGCAGAGCCGATATGTATCGGCTGTGCTATGACGCCGAACAATCTAAGAGGGAATTCTTCTCAGATTTAAGTCGGTGGTAAGGCGAAAGGCGGGGGATTATTCCCCCGCCTTTTCTTCTTCACGCGCCTGTGCCTTCATACTATTCATCATCGTTATCCAATAGAGTTTGTAGAACTCTTCATCATATGCAAACCGTTTCATATGCTTAACCCCAGCACCAGTATGACCATACAATGGGACGCCAGCTTCCTTCATGTTCATGAAGAACTGGATATCTTCACCGATAAATCTATCCTTGCCATCGGCACCACCTGCATCTGTCTCCAAGAACAATGGCTTATCGCCATGGAATTCTCGTATCTTATCTGCTGCATTGCGATGCATAAGTAAGAAGCCGAAGCCAGCGTAATCAATCTTAAGTAACTGGTTGGGTGGCAGAGGATGGATGTATGACATCGTGTACTTGTCATCATCATGTGCATTAAATAGTGCAGCGTATGGCTGCATGATAGAGCTTTCCATCTGCTTACTAATGTAGTACGTGCCACTAATAACAGGTCGGTCAACAGGATGAGCTGCATCCCATACCAATTGAAGCGCCTCGTTCGTAAGAACGATGTCGCTATCTACCCATAGTATCCAGTCAAAGTCTGTCTTCTTGTGCCAGGTATCGAACGCTGTCTCACGCTGCCTGCCTATCTGATTGCCTTGCACACGTTGAGCTGATGAGATGGGCAAACCTGCGGTCAGGATTGTGTAGACCACGCCCTCCATAAACTTACCGTCGACAGTTCCATTGTCGCACCAAGTCAACATGATTTGGTTATTAAAAGCTTTCGGTTTAACCTGCTTAGCAGGATTGCCTGACTTACCCAACGTGGTTACCTCCCCATCCTCCGCCTTTGAAATGAATTGCAGGTGGCGTGAACAACTTAGTCAAGGTGATGTTGCAGTCTTCGCATTTAGGAAACTCTGCTGCATCGTACTCAACATACAACTCAATGCTCTTGTCACACATCGGACATACGAAATCATAGTTAGGCATATGGTGTACCTCCACCTAGCATCTCGGATAAATCTCTAACACCTCGTGTTGCTATCTGTTCTACTCGCTGCGGAGATATCTCCCAGTTGGTAGCAATCTCTGTTAGTGGTTGGTCTTGTGCAAACCTAGCGTTGAGTATCCCTTGCGTACGTGGGTCAAGCTTCTTCATTGCGCGGTCAACATCGGCTAGCATAGCTAGCAGATTGTTACCTTCGCTTGCTTGCTTCTTAGCTTTGATGCCATGAACATCTGGGTCTAACACTTGACCAACCAAGTGTGTATCTTCTGAACCAAGAACTTTAATTAAGTTCTCAATCATCTCAATGCGATAGAAGTATTCATCACCTAACTCATAGCCAAGCGAACGTGCCTTCTCCTTGCGAGCATATCGCTCGCCTGCCCTACGCATGAAGGTAGAGAAAGCTTTGTAACCCATACGCTTTTCATTCTCTTCTTCTCGGATAAGGTACTCTGCTACCTTGTCCTTACGTTTCCAAGCGTACTCATTCATAGCCTGCTTGATGTCTGCCTGTTCAGCAAACCGATGGTACTTCTTCGATAGGTTATACGAAAGCACAGATGTAATATCATTGACCTGCTCCCAGATAGGATGGTCACGTGTCAGCTCAGTCATGCGACTTCACCAAGTATTCAATTGACTTAAGCAACAGGTCAGGGTCATCGCCTAACAAACCAAGGGCGCGATTATGGTTACTGCAAAGCAGTCCTCGTACCTTGCCACTCTTATGACAATGGTCAATGTCGAGCGCTCTCGTGGTGGGAGCTTCGCCACAAATGTAGCAAGCTCCATTCTGTTCGGCGAACATGCGTTCGTAGTCTTCAACACTAATACCGTAAGACCGAATGCGAGACACACGTTGCTCTTCGTAAGTTTTATTTCTGTTGCGTGGCATACTTCTCCCAGATGCCTCGCTCTACCATCAACGCAATGATTGCGTAGTTGGCTATGTCAATGAAGCTATCTTCAAGCGCCTCGTTGTTTGGTTCAATAGAGTTGTAGATTAAATTCTTTAATCGTTCTAACTTATCTGACATACGAACCATCAACCCATTGGTTGCACCACCAGGTGCATTCCAGATATTGAGTGGACCGTAATCGATTTGCTTCATCACTAAGATAGACAGAAGCTGGTCGTATATTTCCTGTGCGTCTTCTTGGAAATTATCGATGGTTAGTTTACTGGTTGCCAACGGAGCCCCTTCTAATTGTCTAACGCATTAATCAATGCGGTTAATGCTTGAGCTCCTTGGTCTACAATTATACTATTAATATCAGAGTCAGGCGGTAGCGACACGCGCATAGACTGCGGGATTGCATCCTGCAATCTACGAGCTAAGTCCTGCCCTGGGTTAGAGCCATCCTCTTTAACATCGTTATCTGTAGCAATTACTACTCTGCCTATACCATCGAAACAACGTGAGAAATAAGGCTTCCAAGCGTTAACGCCAGCGACAGCGACAGCAGGATGACCAGCAAGAGTTGCAGAAATAGCATCAATCTCTCCTTCAACAATTAACACCTCCCTTACTGCATGAAGTATTGCGCCTACGTTATACAGGTGATGCTTCTGACCAGTAGGTATCATGTACTTAGGGTCACCATCATCAATGCGACGGAACTTAAACCCAACAACACCAGCCTCGGTGATGTACGGAATAGATAGGTGGTGCTTGAGTCTGTCCTCGTGACCAGCAGCAGGCTCTACTACATAGCCCAACAGAAATTGTTGGGCGCCATCTAGGATGCCACGCTTCTCAAGGTATGCCTCAGCTGGTGAGCCAGCTAATGAATCGTGATATGTATGTGCTGCCTTTGTCCAGAGTTCAATGAGTTTCGGATTGGTTCTCACTTCTTCTCCTGTCTGTGTGTAATAAACGGAGGTGCAGTATACACATCATTACGAGCAGCAATCTGCATTGCTTGCTTCCATGTTGCCCCACCCGCTAGCGCACCAAGAGCCCATGATGAACCAGACCCTACGCCATACAGACCATCGTCACGTAGGTATACAGAATAGTTATCATCTACTTGGTAGATGGTTCCATTGATTGCTAATAAAAATTCAAACCCAGCATCCTCGTCATCTTTGCTTGGGCTATACCCAGACTCCTTGATGCACTCTCTCATGCTAGGTACTACGGTTGTAATCATAAAATGATACTCGTCTTTGGTATTGGCTGGGATTGCTGGTGGTTTCCACACGTGTTGGATTACATCACATGGTTGCACATCACCTGCACCTGCGACCAGCCACTTGCCACGTTTAGTTATCTTAGTAACTATCGGATGCGAGAATGGTCTACCACCTGCTGTGGTACGTGAGTCGGCTGCGAGAATGCAGCCGTTGTCTTGCTGAATACCAATAATGGTTGTCATAGTGCAGCTCTCAATCTAGGTGGTGTCCACCTACCGCTGCCCTTCTTACGTCCACGTGTAGGAGTAGATGACTTAGCTTCCTTGCCAATGTTCTTCTCCGCCCATGAACGAGCCTCTGGGTATGTTAGCTTTTCACGTGCCATGATTATCTGTATACCAGAACCACTTGCGTTACATGCATAACATACCCAGACGCCCTTGTCTGAGTTCACCGAAGCAGACTTACGTGAGTCATCATGTACAGGACACAGGATTGATTTCTCCCCACCAAGTGGCAAGGTCAATCCGTAATGATTAAAGACTGCTTCTAGAAACTCAGGCTGATTCATTTGTTAATACCAGTTCCTTTCCTGGTGGAACCTGTACGCCCCGCACCAAGTATCGTATCGATGGAGCACGTAGTCGTGCGCCTCCTGAGTCTGTTTGAGTAATGACCAATGAGGTTTCCCCCATAGTAATTGCCACACTCCACGAGCTCCACTCTTTTTGTTGAGTGATGTCTCGTTGTAGCGACTCTCCTTGTACGCAATACGTTTCGCACATAGTCGCTGCTCCTTCTCGGTTACGAACTGAGCAATCGCATACTCCACTCTCTGTTCCTTGTCCATTACGGACATGCGAACTTCGTGTGTAAGTTTGGGTGACAACGCTTCTGCTGGTGATACCAACACGAACGCTATCGCTATGCCCATCGTTATCGCTAACCGCATAGTTACCTCGTTTCATTTTGTAACCATCTGTCACTTGATTACTGATGTCCATTGTAACCTGCCTGTCTAAGCAGATTTACCCAGAGTTCCGCAGGCATTACTGCATACGCCTCTGAGATATTAGAAGTGCCACGCTTCTTGATTAACACAACGCCTGTCTCTGCATCGGCATGTGTCATCTCATCCTCTAGCTCCCGAAGGTACTGAGGAATTCTTATTGCTTTCTCGTTCTTGCATTCGATTACTACACCATTGATACCATCGATGTCTCCGACATCGTCGTGTCGACCAGCACCATATGCACGTTCAGCGCATGGGTATCCCATGGTTCTTAACCACTTGACTACGTCACGTTCGAACTGTGAGCCCTTGCGTTTAGCTGCTGTTGTCATACGTAATCTCCTGGTATCAACGACTCTAGTTTTATATTTAACTGACGACGGATTAACATTCTTTCACGTGGTGTCTTGCCACCCCACAAACCATAACCTTCATGGCGTACTGCCCAATCAAGGCACTGCTGCTTTACTTCACAACCAGAACATATCTTCTTACCAAAAGAATATACCGATGTATCACTTTCGTTTTCAGAATATGGGTAAAAAAAATCGCTACCAACTTCTCTGCATTGACCACGTGATAGGTCTGGCATATTCATCTTAACTCCTTAAGGTCTGCGGGATAGTTTATATAATTGTTCCCAGTACACTAGTGCATACTCATCTGTAACTACAAGATGTTTCAGCCTTTTTCTTTTCTTAACTCCTACGTAGCCAAGTGCATGCCACTTAACCCAAGCCCCACGTATGAGGATGCCAGCTCTACTCATCTTTTAATTCCTTCATAACGTCTAGTAAGTTCTCGACCGTAATCAAATAACCTTTGCTTCGATTCGGTGGAATCTCGCAGGTAATCTCACGTCCATACTTCTGTATGGCGTGACGTACGTGACCAGTCGGTACCATCAATACGCCATGTTCTAGAACGAAAGCCCAGTAACTTGCCTTCGTGACAGACAGACCTGATGGTTCCCATGAATCAGAACGCTGGTACCAACATTCAACTTCTATATATAGATTGCCAGTAGCATGCCACTTGCGGTCACGTTTAACCTCAATGGTCTTGCCACCAGTAAGTAACTCTTCTACTAACTTCTCGCCTGACTGACCATAACTAAAATCTAAATCAAATGAAGATAGGTTACTCATTGCCATTGACTCATTGTTCTGGCGCGGAACAATTCAGCTGGTGAGTTATAGAGAACCATCTTGCTTGCCTCTGCTGCTAGAGATACGTAACTCTCTGCGGTTGGGTCTGCCTTGCCATGTCGGTTCTTAACAACAGCAACGCGATAACTATTAGAAGCACTATCCAGAGCCACCGAAAGGACCAACTCTGGTAGTGCTGCTACCTTACCCATCAACGCTTTACGTGGTGCTGGGTAGTTTGGCTTAGACATCTTTTCATTCTCGGATACGTGGTGTAGGACGATGAAAGCCGATTCATATTCACGTGCCATGTAGTGAAACGCTGACATGGCATCACGTAGTGCAGTCCACTCGTTATCACTAGCGGAGGCTACGTTCATTAAGTTATCTACATACACAGCAGCAGGAGCCGAGCCATGTAATTCAATCCACGCTTCAATCTCCTCTTCAACATCTTGAAGAGAAGGTGCTGGGTCGAAGGCGAATCGTACATGGCTGGCACCTTCTGCTAGTGCATCCTCAAGGAGAACACTTGCTTCGGTATCCATCAGTCTTTCAACATCAGCAACATCTCTATTCATAATGATTGCACCAGCGCGAGTAGCGATGGTACGTGAATCAGAGTCTGCTGATATGTACAAGGATGGAACTTTAGAAGTGATTGCGTACCATAATGCAAGTAGTGTCTTACCTCCGCCTGGTTGTCCTGCAATCAAATGCAATTGCGCTTGACGAAAGACCACCTGACTGGCGGTGAGTTGAGGTAGGATTTCTGGTAGTTGATGACCAGCTGGTGACTCGACACCCACTACTTGCAATAGGCTACGCATTACTTAGTCCAGATTGTTTCTGCTTCTACAGCACCTGGTGAGAAAGGCTTCGGTCCCTTGGCTGGGTCGAACCAACCAACATAAGCCTTACCTGCTTTTGATACGCCCTTCTTCTTGGCGTACTTGCCACGTCCGTCTGGTAGGTCTGGCGCATCTGGATGTCCATATGTCCACTCGTTACCATACTTATCTTTAACAACCTCAATCGCTTGAGGTGTTGTAGTTACAGGCTGCGGGTTCAGACCAGCTGCTTGTAGACCAGCGATTGCTTGCTCCATGTTTGGTGCGTATGCACCACCAGTTGTGCGATTAAGCAACATAGTTTGCAGACCAGCAGCATCAGAGATTACCTCGATTGCTGCGTTTAGGTTTGCCTTGAATTCAGCAACGCTGTTACCTCGGACGGTAAACAAGTCATTGCCGTTTAGCTTTCCTGTATACGAGAACATAGATTCAGTCATCTACTTTCTCTCCTTTTCTTTCCCTGTTGTTGGAATTTGTAGCGGGAAATCTTTGCTGCCCCATGCTGGACACTTATCAACGAACGAACACATCTTGCAATTCTCACCAACAAATGTTGGGAAGTAACCTTGCAATACTGAGTGGTTCATAGAGCTGAATGCATGTTCATAGTATTCAATACTTAGGTGGGTTAAGTCAATTAAATCACCAAGCTCGCCTTGGCGTGTCATAAAGAATGCGCCCCACTTAGGACGGATGCCGTAAATCTTTTCAATACCGCTGGCATATAAGCCATTCTGGATTACACCGAATGGCGTCCTGGAACCTGTTTTGTAGTCAACGATAACCAAGTCTTCCCCTACTTGATATACCGCGTCGATGATAAATCTTACAGGTGTGCCTCCGAAATGCACATCTGCAGACCACTCGATTCCAGGACGACCATCAGGCATAGTAGCGATTTGCCAACCAGATTGCAACATCCATTTCTGGTATGCCTCTACCTGCTTGAGCCCATCGCTCTGCCAAAAAGCTAAGTCCTCGCCATCTGGACGAGCAGCAGTCTTGCGACCTGCTGTCTTCCACTCTGTCGATGGGATTCCTGTTTGCTCTTCGACACTTCTAACTTCGTCATTAAAAACCTCAAGCCACTTCTCAGTTAAACTCATCGTCTTCTTCCTCTGGGTGTTCTGGTTTCACGTAGTCTGGATGGTCTACTGGTGTGGGTGTTGTCATAGGTGAGCCACATGTGGCACAGAAAGAATCGGTGAACCACATGACCAAGTCATAGTCTTGGAAGATGGCTCTGATTATCTGAATGTTTGAACCACAGTTCACACATTCATTGCTGGGGATTCCCCGCTGGTCAATTAGATTGCTGTTGTTGCTGCTTGTAGAACTCATGGTTCAACCATTCCAACATAGAGTGAACAGCTGAGCCAGCTGCTAGATATACTGCGGGTTTCTCTGGTACCATGGCAACCTTACTCAAGTAGTATTTCTGAGGGCAGGATTGCCAGGTTGTTAGCTGACTGTAAGACCGATGCGGAGGAAGTTTATTCATACCGTAAATCATACCAGCGTATTCCTTTCTTGTGTCATAAGACACGCCGTTTATTTTTACCAATAATCTGATAGGGTTGAGGGGTGGTGGGCGGGAAAGGCTTGCCTGATGGCAAGCCGTGGTGAAAAAGGGAAATAAAAAAAGAGGGGGACAATTAAGTCCCCCTCTCCTTTTAGCCCTACCATTCTGGTGGAGCAACTGCGAGCGCATCCAGCGTGGCTATATTGATGCACCCGACTGCTGGGATGGAAAGTTGATGCTGCAACCCTCTTAGCAACTCGGCAAGGGGAGCATCAAGCACATCATCTCCAGCAACATTAAGAGCTAGCCGAACCTTATCGACCAACTCACTTCGTTCACCTGGTGATACCAGTGGTATTAACTTGTTCTCTTCCATTATTGGATTGGTTGCTCCGTATCAATTGTTTGCAATTGAACGGTAACGATGCCACCAAACCCAGAAGCAAATGATGGAGGAGACTGCTGTTCAAATTGGATAGCTCTGATGACACAGATTCTTTCCTCTTCTGAAGAGAAGTCCTGATACAGAACGGCTCCACCGTTTTGCTCAATACGTTCTAGATATTTGATTCGCTCCCATGGGTTGCTTACGTTGGTAACTCCATTAGGGTCACGCTCTTCCTCGTAGCACAGCAAAGGAACTGTAATAGTTCTTGAGCGAATAGGTGCAGGTAATGCACGACACTGCCATTCTTGAAGTGTAGGTCCAAGCGTAACGTCGGATGTACTTCTCGTTAGTGTCATAGTAATCTCAAAGTTATCAGATGGTTGAAGACCAGCAGATAACTGTAAATCAGTAGATGCATTTAGTGGTACTGCACCAATGCTTGATGCATTGCCATTGTCATCGGATACGGTAAAACCAATTTGTCCGTCGGAGCCGACAGCTCTAATCGCAATTGATACAGGCTGCTTTCTTTCTGATGTACCCCATCGGATATAGCCAGAGCTGATGGTTCCAGAAGTTGCAAGACTTGTTGCATGCTCAATCCATACACCAGATGATGATGTAATAAATTTTCTATCGCTTGTTCCGATAAACGCTACGCCATTGACTGTTCCAGAATCTGTAACTAAATCTGCTGCGTATGCAAAATGACCGTCAAGCGGTGTACCTAAATTAATTCGCCACAATCCATAAGTGTTGTTGTAGGCGTGGGCTCTTGTTGCATAGATGTATGAATTGCTAAACGCAATATCTTTAACTTCACCTTCTACGTTGAGTGAGCCATACGTAAAGGCGTTTCCATCAGAAGACTGGTTTCCAATTCGAAGACCACGTGTAGTTGCTAATGCAACGTACTCGCTTAGGTAGCAACGTATCTGGTTAAGGCTTTCACCACGTGGTAGTTCGGCGATAACGGTTGGCTCATTGATTGCAGCAAGTGGATTTGTTGGGTCAATGGTAAATGAAAGGACACGTGACACAGCACCCTGTGTGTATCCAGCAATGATTGCCGAGTTTAGTTCGGCAATAGAGTTGACAACGGTGGCAGTGTTAGCTGTTTCCCAACGTTCATTAGATGCATTAAGTCTTGGGGTTGGGGTTACGTACGCTCTACTTGCTTCGTAGATTCCTACCTCAACCGTTCCTTCTCTTGCTGCAACGATGATACGTTCCTTAACGTAGGCAATAGCCTGCGGGAACCATGCTGCTGCAACATATGTTGGCTTGTCCCAAAGAATTCTAATTACGCCAGCAGTTGTTACGTCATAGATACCTTCAGTAGCTGCGACGATACAGTATGTTCCATCTGATGTAATGCAGTATGGAATATTGCCAACACCAGGAAGAGCAATGCTTGTAGATGTACTGGTTGATTCGTTATAGAACTTAAGAGTTGAGTTCTCAAGATAGAATGTTCCACCAGCTACAGTTACTGGGCTGCTTGCAGCAGCAGTACTTAAACTAGTTGTTGCCTTAAGAAGACTTAACTCTCCGACTGACCACACATCTATGTTGTTTGATTCGTAGTATCGGTACAGGTCGCTTGCGTCTGCATCGTAGTAACGTTCTCCTGAGCCGTGGTGCCAGGATGTTGCAGACCTAAACCACCAGTTAGACAAAGAGTTTTCACCAGCGGATGAACCCTGGTCGATACGTTCCTTCTGGTATGTAGTCGTGATACGACTAATACGGTTCTGGTCAGAGGCTGCAGATAGCCATGGTGTATTACCGATAGCATAGCTAGCAGCAAAGTCCTCACGCTTATACTTAACAAGCGCAGTCGGAATCGACTGGCTCAAGATAATCGGTAGGTCACCAACTAGGGCTTTGTTATTCGTTGCCACGACTTATCTCCTACTTCTTAGATGGGCAGTGCTGACAGCATTTAGATGTGTCTTCTACTGGATACGCTTTCTTAACTGGCACAACAGCAATAGCTGCCTTTACCTGATTAATTAACTTAGGTTGATTCATCCACCAAAACCATGGAGAAGTATCGGTAGCACCAGAGGCAACAATAGAAATATGAAGATGCTTATTGTGAGGATTAGACCCAGTGTACCGTCGGTTTCCCAACTTGGATTTTTCTTTAGACCAAATCTTTCCCTCGAAGATAAGATACGAAACACGTTTATCTTCCTTAAGCTTTTCAAATATTTCTTTACAGTCAATACCATTTTCTGGGTCATGAGTCAGGTCTACTGCTAGCCCAGTATTGTGGTCCGAATTCGGGCTTTGTTTGACATGGGCAGCTGATGGTAGAAGACCATCGCTGGCTTTCTTCCGCTTTGGTTTTAACGCCGTCGCTTGACGGAGAACAGCAATGGCAGCAGGCGTGGCTTTCTTGGCTACAGTTTTCATTAACCATCTTTCTTCATCTTCTCGTAGATAAAATCAATCTTGTCTTTAGTGGTTGAGCCACCATTTTTGGTAAGCTCGTGCTTGACTACACTGATTTCCTCTTTAACGATATTTCTAATTTCAACACGCATGAACCATCTAAACCCAACGAGAAAGATACCCATGATTGAAAGGATAGTTAGGACTAGACCAGCCCATTCGTTTGGATTCACTACTCTGCTCCACGACCGAAGTCTGTTGAAGAACCGTCGAGCCACTTAAGTACTGGACCAAGGAAGCCTGTTAGGGCTGCTGTTCCTAGTACTTTAAAGTCCGTCTGTCCTGCAAGGTAGAGTGCAATAGCCGAAGCTGCTGCTGCTCGGAACCAAGATAATGCTGCTGCTTGAAACTTTGCGTTCATTGTTATCTCCTTAGAGTGCTGCGATTTCTTCTGCTGATAGACCTAGTGCTGCAAGCTTTGCTTCGGCTGATGCCTTAGCTGCAGCCTTGGCTGCTGCCTCTGCTTCACGCTCTGCTTGCTCTACTGCAAATGCAGCTTGGCGTTCTTCCATTGCCTGGATTTCATCAGCCGTCATTGGACGCTCTGTTGAGATACCAGTCGAGCAATCGACTTCGATTACTGTAGGTGTTGTCATTTGTTTCTCCTTTGTCGGTTTAACGGCTGATGCCGTAAATTGTTATTGTAGTTCCGTTTGCCATTCCTGCTGAATATCCTTGAACATATACAGTTCTTATTGGCGCCTGGTTGCGATATAAAACACTAGTAAACGAAGCATAAGCTTCGGTTGCATTGTTTTCAGTTACTGCATCTATTAAACATTGTTTAAATAAATTGCTTGTATAATTTGGGATATATAATTCAAATGTTCCGTATGTATTAGCTGTTGAATTATTACCGTTAATAAACATTCCAGCAGTATAGGAAATAAAAGCAGAGTTAGAGCTTCTTGACGTTGCAACGCCAGCGCCACTTCCATATAAAGTCGTATGTGAATAAAGTGCATTAGCGTCATCAAATCTAACTGCAAGATTTTCCGCAACGTTGCTACTAGTGTTCCTTTGCGACACAACAATTTTTAAATCAGTATATGTCTGGGGAATGTTATAGAATATAGCAGCTGCATTGCCTACTCCATTTACTCCAACAACTTGGCTGTAAATTGCTTGCATACCTTTAGGCATGGTTAGGCTCCCATCGCTATTGGGTTGTTGGTAATACCGTATACATCAAGACGAGAACCCGCTGTAAATCCAGCGTCAGGACTAAAATATATTTCATTTATTGCAGCAGTGTTCATCCGCATCCCTGAGCCAAACATGGCTCTTCCAGAACCATTGGCATCCCAACCCATAATATATTTTATTGTTTTATTTTTTGACGTACTTGAGTAGTCAAGTATGTCAATTATCAAAGAAGCTTGAACATTCGCAAGAATTGTGCTCCAAGGAAAGAACCCGCCTCCTATGTTTAATTGACCTTGTGATGCTTGTGCAAGTACGGCTGTTGAAGAACCTTCACCTGAAACATTATGATGTGTATAACTTGTTCCTGTAAAAACTTCGCCATTAAAACCACTGTAAACACTACCAAAAGAACCAGAAGTGTTTGCGCTTCTTCCACTAATTCTAACTTGAATATGTGTAAAGTTTTGTGGTAATGATGAAAAGTTTATATTACTTTGCCCAGCTGTTGCTGTTATACCTGCGATATGATGCATTGTCATTTAAGCGCCTGCCTTAATACCGTATAGGGTTGCGGTTCCAGACCAAAATATAGAACCACTTCCACTAGATAAAAGTATTTCATATATAGCTTCCGTCTTTTGCCATAGTCCAGCAATCATTTGTGTTTCTCCAGAACCATTAACGTCGGCAGCATTTCTTCCGAGATAAGTTTTAAACCCAGAAGTGTTTGCATAATTTTGTATATGTATAACACTTGACGTTGGAATCGTTTGACCATAAGTAACGTTTGAAAGTAATGGTCCAGCACCAGATGATGTTACTCTCGTGCTTAAAGCAGAAGAACCGTTGCCTCTCAAGAACGTAGCAGAGTAAGTACCAAAACTTGCGTAATTAAAAATAATTGCACCGCTATGTGCACTATTTGATGTAGCATTAATAACTAAAACCAAATCACGATAGTGATTTGGTATGTTAAGAAAGTTCATATTGGAGTTATTGCCGTTAGCAATTACATGACCAATGGGAACCATTGCACCTTGTTGAGTATCCTGGTCCCAAAACTTGTTGGACTTTACACCTGGTTCTGCTATTGAGAATCGTCTAATTGCCATTATGCTTTTCCAATTCCGTAAAGAGTTACCGTAGAATTTTGTGCAATATTTCCAGCATCGCTTGTAAAAGCGATTTGTGTAATAGGAGCAGGGTTTCTATAAGCGCCAGAATAGAGTCCAGTCCAGTTTGCAGTTCCATTGTTTTCTGTGCAAGTTTCGGCAACCCATGGTTTTACTTTAGTTGAAGTGTAGTCACCAACTGTTATTGTATTGGTTGCAAAATAATTTGCAGTTCCTAAACTACTGACAAGAAAACCAAGTCTTAGTGTATTTTGGGTTGCTGCTCTTTCAGAATATGTTGAGCTTCCGTTACCACCGAAGCCAGTTATAGAATAAGGTGTTGATGTTGTATCACCATTAATTATTAGATTAACATTTGTAACAACAACACCGCCGTTTAGCGTAGCCCGAAAAGATGGCATAATAACAAGGTCTGTAAATGTTTGTGGAATATTGTTGAACGTGATTGAAGCAACCCCACCTGCAGCGGTAACTGTTTGTGTGTATATAGGTAACATACCTTTTGGCATACTAAGCTCCTGTCGCTACTGGGTTAGATGTGATGCCGTATAAATCAAATCGACTTCCTTGAGTAAAATAATTTGGTGCTCCAGTATCAAAGAACCAGCTTGTTACAGCAGCCGTTGATGTAAGACCACCACTGCCAACTTCAGCAAAGCCAGAACCATTAGCATCCCAGCCACCAACCCATTTAAATGTTTTTCCTTTTGTTGTTTTACTATAATCAAATATGTCTAAAATAAAACCATTAAATGTTCCAGCGGTAGAGCTGTTACCAATACCATCCATAATTGAGTTTGTTACAGAACCCCAAGATGACTGACCAGTAGTTGTACCATTTCCCCATGTGATGTGATATGAGTTTCCAGCCATATAAATACCACCAGCAGCACCAGTATTACCTGAACGGCTATAGATTCTAAATTGAAGATGGTCATATTCCTGTGGAATATTTGTAAATTGTACAAATGTTCCAGAGCCACCACTTGGAAATGTTTGGCTTGCAATCCATCTCATCATATTTATACTCCTGCCTTAATTCCATAAACAGACACAGATGTACCCGCTTTTAAGTTTGCTGTTCCAGATAAACTAATATGTGTAATCGCAGCACTGTTAGCAATATTAGTAACCGTCAGTTCTGCACCGCCTGCGCCGTTATAATCTGAACCAACTCTACTTATTGCAACCTTTGCAGATGTGCTAGCATAATTTAAAATATCAACAACTTGAATGCCCCAGTAGTTGGTTGTATTTCCACCACCTGGAACTAAACATTGAATTCCATAAGTTGGCGAAGATGTTGTATGCCGATACGAAGATGGCGTAGCGCCATCTCCCTGGATTGTAGTTCTACTACATCCAGTCAGCGTTCCATTTGGGTAGATTGTGTAAAGGTTTATTGCAGCAGTATCGCTTCCTCTTGCAACAATTACGATTCTTAAGTCTTGATAAACTTGAGGAATGTTTGAAATAACATAATTATTTTCATCTACTGTTTGAGTTCTGGAAATAATAGGAACCATCGCACCCTGTTGGACACCGTCTTGGTCCCATGCACTTTGATATTTAGGCAGACCTTGGGTCAACCTTGAAGCAGCGAATCTACTGATAGCCATAAAGCCTACCTACCTATCTATTAAAGTTCTGTGCCGAATGCTGAAAATGTCAAGTTTGCGTTTGAAGCTAATGTACGAATTGCATTGTTTGCTGCAAGAGTAATACCAAGCGTTAATGCTGTTGAATCATTAGCTGCGATTGGTACATCGTAAGCAATCCAGTGTGCATTTGTAATTGTTGTTCCCGCTGTTGGCTTAACTCCAATGCGATAAGTTGCAGAAGTTGCTCCACGGTTTGCGATTACGATTGTTGATACCACTGCAGATGAAGAGGCGGGTACTGCGTATAGACCTTCTTCGGTTGATGTTGCAGCAGCTAGTTGTCCTAGTACTTTGTATGCCATTTGTTATGCTCCCATGAGTAAGAAAGGGTCTATCCCTGTTTCGTCTGTTACTTTCGCTAGCGGATAACCGCCAGCTTTTACACCGTCGTGTACTACGACGGTTTCCTTGTCGGTATCAACTGTGATTTCTCCGACCAAGCCTGTGAATGTCGAGTGTTCTGCTGTAGTTCCTCGACGTAGTTGTAGTGCAAATGCTGGCACGTTATGCTCCCATCATCATTAGTACATCTGGTATTGGGTCTGTTACTACGTTGGACCACTTAACACCATCTGCCTGTGTGCTATCTGCTTGTAAGAATTGACCATTGGTTCCAACTGCCTGAGAAACAAATGTTCCGCTTCCAGTTGCGACAATGATGTCGCCCTTGGCTGTCATTGCTGTAGCCATTGCGTTTGTAATCGTGACCGCACCAGAACCACCACCGCCAGAGATACCAGTTCCTGCAGTAACTGCAGTGATATCACCAGATGTTGTTACAACTTCCCACGCGGTTCCGTTGTAAACGTTCATGTTCTTGTTGGTTGAGTTCCAGTAAAGCGCTCCTTCAAGAAGTGCGTTACCATCATTGTCCAACGTTGGTGCTGTTCCCTGAGAGCCAAGGTATCTGTCATCAAAGCTATCAAGACTTGCTGCTGCTGCAGTAGCTGATGCTGCTGCCGATGTTGCTGAAGTAGCAGCAGAGGTAGCAGATGTAGCAGCCTGACTTGCAGATGTTGTAGCGGTAGCAGCTGAGTTAAGTGCTGTGGTTGCTGACGCTGCTGCGCTAGTTGCACTAGTCGCTGCAGCTGTTGCAGAAACTGCTGCGCTGTTTGCGCTGGTAGCTGCTGCGGTAGCAGAGGTGGCTGCAGATGTGGCACTAGTTGCTGCCTGAGCAGCAGATGTAGTTGCAGTCGCTGCACTATTTAAAGCAGTGGTTGCGCTAGCACTAGCTGATGTTTGAGATGCGAGTGCAGATGCCGCACTTGTAGCAGCAGCGGTTGCACTTGTCTGTGCAGACGCTGTCAATGTTGCTACGTTTAAATACGTTGTAGTTGTTGTGTCGGTATCTGTAATTGAACCAAGGTCACGCAAGATACCAGAACCAGTTAGACCAGTTACTGATACGAATGATGCTGCTGCACTAGATGCCGAAGTTGCTGCACTGGTTGCGGATGTTGCAGCCTGTGCTGCTGAAGTAGTTGCTGTTGCTGCAGAGTTACTTGCAGTAGTTGCGAATGCTGAGATTGCAGCAACTGACGCTGCTGCTGTTGTAGCAGAAGCTGCAGCAGACGTGGCACTTGTTAATGCAGATGATGCACTGGTTGCTGCTGAACTCTGGCTGGTCAATGCAGAGGCTGCAGACGTTGCAGCACTTGATGCAGAGGTTGCTGCCTGAGCTGCTGATGTAACCGCTGTTGCAGCACTGCTTACTGCAGTTGCTGCGGATGAAACCGCAGTAGCTGCTGATGACACTGCTGTGGCTGCACTTGATGTTGCAGTAGCAGCAGAGTTAGAAGCGGTCGTTGCACTTGCTGCAGCGCTTGAGGCGCTGAGTGCAGCAGATGCTGCTGATGTAGAAGCTGCTGCTACCTGAGCATCAGCAAAGTCTTTACGTACCGCATCAGAAGATGATGTTGGTGTAGCAAGATTAGTAATCTTAAAGTTACCAGCATCAAGAGCAGAACCAAGTGTTGCTGTGGTTAGCGTCTTACCAGTAAGAGTTTGAGTACCGCCAGTACCGACGATATCGCCAGTGACGTTGTGTGCAGATGACGCTGCTTCGTGAGCACGAGAGTCTGTGTAGTCACGAGCAGATACACCGTGTTCTACGGTTGCACCTACTGAGTGAGCCTTGGCTGTGCTTCCATCAATACCGCGTGTTACAGCGTAAGAGGAACCAGTAACGCCAGTTACTTGGACGAGTTCTTCGTTAGCCGTATCCTTCTCAAGAATAAGAGTATACGGATACTGTGAAGGAAGACCTGATGGTGCAGCAAGCTGAATGCTTGCGCTACCTGAATCGACTGCGCTAGCAAGCGTAGTCTTTGCAGCTGTGGAGCTGTAATAACGTGATGGTGATGGCATTCGTTACCTCGTATACTGGATTATGTTTAGGAAGTTAGCCTGTTGCTTAGCGATTTCTTCGGATAAGCGAACAGTGTAAAGCTGGAAAATATACTTAGCTGCATTGGTTGAAGTACCAGGTGCAACTGGTTGGTCGAGAGCATCCGCAGATACTGACGCTGCTGTAACTTTTCCTGGGTCTACTGTGGACAGTAGGCGGTACATAGCACCGAGGCGAACAACATCTTCACAAGAAGATGGCAATCCACTTACGGTTAAATCTTGGTTGTCGGTAATAACTGTAGGAAACTTTGTGTACTGAACTCGTACATCTCGACCAGGCATAGGTGCTTCTTTAAGAACCAATGCCTGCTTTGTCGTTGCAGTAGCTGGGTCGTAATAGTTTGTATCCAAACGCCAGTTTTTAATTATCTGCCATACGCCTGTTGAATCTGGCACATCCCATGAGATACCAGTGATATCTTCTAGAGCATCTGGCATGATGTATGAATAATCAGAGCCATTGAATTGGAATGTTTCGTTTGCGATTACTGGGAAGTTCATTCCCTTAATTGTTTCTAGGATTGCTCGCTTGACTTGTGTACGTGGGAACAATGGATTGTTACGTACGATAGAACCAACAGCGTGACTTGTTGCTGTAGTCCCACGCCATCCACGTCCTGCTACGGTTGCGCCAGTACCTAGTACCTGAATGGTACCACTGTCTTTAACTGACTTCTTCACATAGATAAGTTCTTCGTTAATCTCAACGATACCCTTACTAAGTGATGACGCATCATCTACTGGAATGGTTACATCGTTATCGTCGATAGAGCTTGTAATAACTGTAACTGATTCTTGGTTCTTTACATAGGCGCCAACTTCGGCGATGGTCTGTTCTACCAATTGGTTTAATGTTGCCATTACGCTTGCGCTGCCCTTCCTATTTTCTCAGAAACCCGAACGGCTTTCTGGATGTCTTTCATCTTGGTTGATGCTGGTTGAATACCAAGTTTGCGAGCATCGCGGTAAGCGCTTAGCTCCCTATCAGTTGTCTTGATTGCTGATGCTGCACCTTCGTTGCTAATACCAAAGTTTGCTGCACGAGCACACTCGCCCCAATTGGCGTGGTCTTGTGTGCGACAACCACTTCTACAATTCGACAATGTATTCTCCATAACCTGCAGCGGTTAACTCCGCTGCCTCTGCATCAGTAATCGGATTGTCGTAACCACCACGTAATACCTTTTGATAGTCATCGAGACTAGAGTCTTGTGGAGATACGATTGTCTTCCAGGTTCCATTGTCTTTGACAACAGTCTTTCCCCATGGATATGAAACAAACCAGAGGTCATTAGATAGACCTAACTTGATTCGCATAGTTGGTCCACGGAAAATCTTTGCCATTACCACTTCACCTTATCTGCCCAGTGTGCTGCTGACATAGGACCTTTAGCTATGCTCTTAGCATGACGAGCCTTGAATGATTGACGACGTTGGCGATAAGACTTGCTTTCGCCAGCCTTCTCTGGTGAACCACTGACGCCTTGCTGACCAAAACGAATAGTCTTTATTTGTGAACCAGATTTGGCTACAACAACATGTGACTTAGTTGGATGGCTAGGTGTTTTCTTGGGCTTGTTAAAGCCAGATACGCCTGCTCGTTTTAGTCTTGGGTCCATTTACTTCTTCTTCTTAACCGCAGGCTTCTTAACCGCAGGCTTCTTCTTGCCGTATTCAACGGCTCGTTCCATCTTGCTTTCAGTCTTTTCGTGCTTCTTGTTCTTCTTCTTAGCTGCTGCGATTCCCTTAGCAGTATATGGAAACTTCTCTCCGTCGACCATTGGCATGTTACTTACCCTTCTTAATCTTCTTTGGTGAGCTCTTCTTAGTTGGCTTTGTGTATCCCATGCCAGGAAGGATTACGTCGTAATCTGGTGGCATAACATTCTTTTTAACTGATGGCTTTTTTACTGCTGGTTTCTTATTGTTCATCGGCATCGTCTAACCCCTCTTCTAGAAAATCAAGTGCCTCTAATTCCAAATCAGGAAGTTGGCGCATTAGTAATTCCCATGCTTCGCCTTCTGTGAACCCCGCCTCTTTGTATTCTGTATACAACTCATGTGCTTGCACAGCATGTAGTTTGAGTGGTGTTAAGAAGGTTGTATCTGGTTTTTGCTTTTTCTTTGCCATATCTCCCTTAAGTAGAAGGGGGAGGTTGCCCTCCCCCTTCCTGTCAAAGTTACGCTGTTGCGATGCTTGACTTGGTCTGGATGACGTAACGTGCTTCCTTGCGGTAGACGTTCCATCCAAGTAGACCCTTCCAACCCGCTGGGCGGAAGCGCATCAACTTATCTGTAACTGGACCGATAACAGTCTTTGGCTCGTATGAAACAGCCTCAACAAGAGCCTGCTTACCAAGGAGTACAGTTGCGTAAACCTTAGATGTTCCTGAACCTGAGATTGACTCAGCACGTGGTGTCTCGATGTAACGAACCTGGTCGAAGATACCGATTTCACCATTCCATAGGTTGGCAACGCCAGCCTCTGTGTATGTGTGTGGAAGCTGCCATGCAGTGTTTCCAGCAGATGCTGCTTCTGAACGAAGGTCGAATGACACATCTGGGTGGATTAGTGCTGTGTAGAATCCGCCATCACGTGGCTGAACAGATGCACCGCGAAGCTTAGCTACACCCTTACGAGCAAGAGCTGCTGTTAGGTATGGAGCTGTTGTGCTTGAAGATACGTTCTCACCGTTGATTGTTGTTTCATCAGCAGAAGAAGAACCTGTGTAGCGCATTGTTGCAAGTGATGTGAGCTTCTGCCATACAAGTGAATCCAATGAATCGCGCATGTTGAAAGACAACATGTCTGCGACTGCTGGGTCAATTGCTGAAAGTGACTCTAGAGCCAAACGCTCTGTTGTGATTACAGCGTTACCGAATTCATCAACAACTACGTTTACCTTGTCGGTGTTTGATAGTGTTACTGCATCTGGGTCAGCTGTCTGTGTTAGTGCTGTTGTAGCACGTGATAGGTCCTTGTAGACCTGGAAGACGACGGTGTTGCCTGGG